AGCTGATGGCAGAGCCTTCATTTTTGACTGGTGCGGCAGAGAAGCCAGAGAGTTTAGTCTCTTCTTCGAAGCTACGCTCTGATGTCTCAGTTTCGTAGATCTCTTTGTGCTCTTGATCATAAGTAGCATACTGCAGACCGAACAAAGCGTTCAGACCGGGGAGCAGCTCTTTCAAAAGTTGTGCGCGTGAAATAGCCATGATTTAGCTCCTTATGCTACGTAATAGCGGTGTGCACCGAAGTTGAACTTAACCAACACTTCGGGGGTTTCGACCAATACAACAGTACCTACGACTTGGGTTGTTACCGCAGTCACAGTAAGAGTTGTACTACCAGTGGTTGTTACAGTAGAAGCAGCGCTCAAGGTAGAACCCGTGAACTGCAACTGACCATTAACCAAGTTATATACGTCAGTGCCGATTGGCAAGAACGCACCAACTGGCAAACCTGACACAACAACAGAAGTTGCTGAAGGAGCGCCACCAGACACATACGTGCTTGAAATGCTAACTTGTGTATCAGGAACCAAGTTCAATACACGGAAGCCACCACCAGAAGCGTTAGCAGACGCACCAACAACAGACATACCACTGTTACCAGTAGATGATGAGCCAGTTTGTGTGCCGCCAGCCATATTAGCGCCAACGAGAATTGAAGAAGCTGAACCAATAGTTGTACCACCAGCGGTAGTAGTAACAGCGACTTTCATCACTTGGTCAGGATCATCACCAATAATTGCCGTAATATCGCCAGCAGTAACATTACCGGGGTAATACTGGGCGTATTGACGTTGCTTAGTCGTAGGGTTTGTGTAATAGCAACCCAAGAAAACACCGACCGTTGTATTGGTAGTGCTAACGGGGTAAGTTGCAATCACAACATAACCAGCTGACAAAGTAACCAGATCACCGTAATACATTGCGGTGCCGTAGTTGTACTGGATAGGTAGGTTACGAGTAGAACCCGCAAATACCTGTCCACCGATCAGATTGACCGGTTTAACGCCGTAAGGGGCGTCAATAGTGGGATAAGCCATAAAAGACTCCTATTTAAATTTAAGTACCTTTACCAAAGCTAGACGAGGATTTATTCTCCCTAAAGAGAGGCATCCGCGCATCACTTTGACGCATTAGATTGTTGTCTACAGCTTCCGTCTGAGATTGTGTCAACTTGTTAAAGTGCGTATTACGCTGTTCCACAAACTCTTTCGGGGTCTTACAGAGTAACAACCCGCCAATTTCAACATTGTCTTTGTATCGACTTGCTGGATCGGCTAACAGTCTAAATTTTGGCTGCTCTTCTAAAGTAACTGGCTCCCAGCCTTCACGCAATTTGCTTGAAAGGTTACGAGGGTCAGCTGCATTCAAATTAGCAACACGAATCCATCGGTAAGCGTAGTCCGGGTGCTTGTCTGGTTCAGGTAGAAGTTCAGCTTGCTGCCACTGTTTAGGACGTTCAGCCATCAATCTATCTTCAAGTTCACGCGGTTTTCTGTTTTCAGCCATTATTGGCCTCCATTTCGAGTTTCGCCTTGGCATATTGCTCGGGCGTTAAATTTAGTTTTTTGGCCAAGCTCATTTCAGATGGATTCAAACGAACCCTCTTAGGAGCAGTTGACCTTGTAGCCGGTGCTACCACCGAACTTCTGCGAGCAGCTGGGCGCTCATTTTGTTCCGCTTCGTCCTCGAATTTTTCGGGGAACCGCTTGCGAATAGTTGCGTCTATCTTACGATAATACTCTTGTGATGAAACCTGAACACCTTCGCGCTTGAGCTTTTCATGGAGCCCGAGAGCCAAGCTGGTCATCTCTTCATCTTCTCCGAACCACGTATTTTCCTGTTGCCATGCTTGCGCGCTGGGGTCAGGACGGAACTGTGGTGCCGGCTGTGACTCGATTTGTACAGGAGTTTCTTCCTCTTGTAAAGCCGGTGGACGAAAATTCTTTACTTTTTCCGCTTTTAGTGTTGCTTGAGTCAACTTTTCCTGTGCATCCATCACTTTATCAGTGTCGCCAGAGTCGTAGGCTTCACGATAAGCGCGCTTGGCTGCATCCATCTCCATAGCCACAGCCCTTTGAACCGTGGCAAGCACGTTCTTTTCGCTGTTGTTAAGGTTGGATTTAAGACGCTGGTTCTCTTGCATCATCTTCTGAGCAAAGGTAATAGCTTCTTGTTGCTCCCTCAAAGCGTTCTCTTTCTCACGGCGTTCTTCGTGAGCCAGACGCTTCATCTGGATTAGCTTCTTCTTAACTTTGGTAGAGTAGTCCTCTAGCTCATCGTTATAGAGGTCCTCTTTGACCTTCTCTTCCATCGGAGGCTTGTTGCGGTCCTCCGCAGGCGTGTTGTCTTCTACGTCAACGATGATCTGTTCATCAGTTTGATCGTCTTCTGTGGTGACTTTTACGTCATCTTGCTCATCGGGAAATTTAAATGTTGCCATGTTGTTCCTTATTTACGGCGAATACCGCGAGGATCATCTACTACGCCCTCAACAGAATCGTCATTGATCACACGGAATTCCTTGCCGTGGATGACCAGTCGCGTTCCTGAGTTGGGTCTAATCAAGATAAAGTCACCCTTCTTGCAGTACGGGCCTGATGGGAATCGGCTTTCGTCCTTGTAGCAGTCTGGGCCCATGTCTACTACGAATAACACAGTAGTCAGGGTTTCCTCAATCATGAGAGTTTCTTCCGCTTTTACGAGTCCGGACTCTCCGTATTCCTTCTCTATCTCTGGGATAGCACAAAGGATTCTGTAACCAGATGGGCGGGGAAGTTGTTTAGCTTTCTCCTCTGGCTTTGTGTTCAAGATCTTGGATAAATCCACGGCCTTGGTTATGTCGAGATTTGAAATCTCACTCGTCATCGTCATCGTGATTGACTCTTTCTTGTAGGTCTATGATGTATAAACGTGCAGTGAGTAGACCTTTAACCTCTCCGCACATCTTCTTGTACTCCGCAAAGTCTTCAGCCTTGCCATCGGCTATTGACATTTGGAGTTGGGATACTTTGTCATCTATCTTTGAAGCTAGAAGTTTTAAATATTTGTCGATCATTTTTTACTCCTCATGAGTTCAGCCAGCATCTTGTTCTTCTCTGCTTCGGCGTCTTGAGCCAGCTCTTGTTGATCTTTCTGCACCGTAGCTTGGATTCGCGCCATATCAATCTCCCTTTGGGTAGCTATACGTTCACGTTCAATCTGTTGCTGTGACTGCTTGAGCTGGGCGTCAGTTGCATCCTTCTGAGCCTTGCGTTGACCCTCTTGACCCTTAAGCGCCAGCTCCTGCTGTTGCATCTGAATTAAAGGATCTTGCTGCATTGCCGCCGCTTGTGCCTGTTGGGCTTGTGCAGTATTGGCCTGTAACAACTGAGCGCTTGCCTGTGCGATGAGCTGTGACAGCTGCACTTCCACATCCTCTGGCAATTTCTCCTCTGGACCGGGCAACGGCACACCCATTTGCTTCTCTATCAACTGACGATAGTGGAAGCCCAAGTGTTCGGCAATGTGAGCCTGCATAGCGGCCATGATCTGATTGGCCATAGGATTTTGGCCTATGGTCTTCATGATCAATGGGTCTTGCATGAACGTCTGGTGCGTAGCAATGTGGGCTTGTTGATCTTGATAGATAAACGCCTTCATTGGCTGACCCTTTAGTGCGGCCATGTTCTCGCTGACTGGGTCTTTTGGTGTCTCATCGTCTGGTAGAGGAACCAGCTTATTGGCGTTCTTAATACCTAAGACATCAAGCATCTGTCTATGTAACTGTGGTAAGTCATAGATTGCAGGGGCTTGCTGGGACAGCTGGATCACCGCCTGATACTGAACAATCTTCTGCGCCATCGTGGCTGCATTAGGGTCAGACACAGGAATCACATCGACTAAATCATAGTCAGACTGTTTGGCTTTGCGGGATCCTTCTTCTGGCTGGTAAGAGTACTCAGGCGGTGTGTAGTCGCGAATGATGTCTCTTAACAGAGCCAGCTCTTGCTTAAAGGAATAGTGAATACGCGCCTGAACAGCGGTCATCACTTTAAGTTGACGCTCAAGGATAGCCAACGTGGTGCCAACGGGAGAGTTGGCAGACATATCAGCAACTTGGATGTCAGCTGCCGAGGCAAACTTGCGGCCTTCTTCAACAATCTTATCGAGAAGAGAAGCCAACACTTGTGACGGCTCTTTGTAAGGCAGAGGCATGATGTTCTCTGCAATAGACCCGCTTGGTACGTCCACATCGCGCCACTCAGCTGGGCCGATTGGAGTGTCATCTCCCTTGACCCGCAAACCACGGGTCTTAAAGCCGCCGGGCAGGTTGGCCAGAGTACCAGCGTCTACTAATTGACGCAGGATTGACGTACCAGATTTGGCAAATGCTCCGACTAAGTGAATCAGGCCAAAACAGTAGAAGCCAAAGCCGGGAACGTAGCCATAGTGGACGTAGTGTTGGCGCTTAGTGTGTAACTTATCGCCTTGCTTCCAGTTTCTGCGGATAGCCAAGCACTTCATGCTTCCGTATTCCACAGTCACAATGTAGGGCAGGGCAATTCCTGTAGGTTCGCCGTCTTTGTCGGTGTGCTCGTAGCCTTCAAGGTCGAGCTCTACGTTCATCTCGAGGATTTTGTAGCGGTCATCCGACAAAGCGCGGAATCCCATCTTCTCGGCAATCTTTTTCTCTACTTCGTCCAGATTGTTGTTGGGTTCGCCCAAGTCAATATCAGCATAGAAGCCTGCGACTTGTAATTTACGCAGCTCATTCTCTGTTTTACGCATAACGTGCGTAACACGGGGAGAAGTTTGGATGTCTGACGCACCATAAGGTACTACCAAATCTTCAGCCGGTACAAAAATAGACGTCTGGCGGTCAAAGCTGGGATCAAAGTAGACTTTCTTAAAGGCGTTTCCTGAAAGACCTAGACCCCAAACCATTCTTTCGTGCTCTGGGCGGAACTCTGTCATCACATCTGTCAGTTGATAGTTCATATCATCCTGAACACGAACGGCAGCGTCTTTTTTCTCTTGGGTTTCCTTTCCAATGATCTGGGTTTTAACCGGACCAGCAGCGGGGAAGGTACTCATCATGATTTCAGCTTGGAATTTAACCAGCGCTTCGGATAAAAGTGGGTGGTAGACACCGCAAGCACCAATCCAAGGGTCAGCGCGCTCTTCAATCTTCATCCCTAAGAGCTCTAAACCGTCTACATAGGTCTGCATCCAGTCTTTGCGGGAGTTAACGTCATCGTCATAGTCACCAATCAGGTCGGTTACTATCCCTGTGACCACGCCACTGTCCAAATAATCAACTAAGTTAGCGTCAAAATCGTCTTCTTCACTACCATCGATAGTGATTTCCATCCCGCCCATACTAATTGTGACCTCTTCAGGGTCAACAATCTCAATTTCTATACCGCCGTCCTCTTCAGTCTCTGGCATTAGGGACTCAATACCATCTGGTGCAGCGTAAAGTGATTTTTCAATGGACATATTTATCCTTAATAGTAAGAAACTTTGCGTCTAAACGAACGGATTTCATCCTCTTCGTCTGTCTGCAAGCGTATAAACCCGCCTTTTCTGAACCTTATCAGAGCCTGCGTGGCAGAGTCAACTAAGTCATCGTGGTCTGAGTTGGGGAACGCCGCCATCTCTTCCATCAACTCGTCAGCCCAGCGCGTAGCTGGTGCCCAAACCTTACCGCTGGCAAATAAATCAGATACAGAATTGATCCTGACCATCTTATCATTACCCCTTGACGGCGTAAACTCTTGAACAGGTATCCCCATCGCCCTGAGTTCATAGATCAACGGGGCACCCGAAGCTTTTGCCTCAACAATAAAAGCATCTGGTTCCCACTCTTTGTAGTGATTAAAAGCTTTTTCTTTTAACTCTGGGAACTCCATCCGCCTCTTAAACGCATCTAACAAGATTACATTTGCGTCATTTTGGTTCTCGTTGAGATAGAACACACCCCAAGTCGTACACGCCGAATAGTCAGACCGTTCGTTCTTTGTAAACGCCGTATCCCAAGACTGGATCACAAACTCACACTTAGGTGGGTCTTCGTGTGTCCACTCCTTCCACCACTCCCTCTTAACAATCGCGCCTTGCTCTGACGTAGGACTCTGTTGGTACTGGGCGTTCCACTTAGATGCAGGCAGTTCAGACTGTAGAGCGTGGAGCTCTTCTAAGCTCCAGAACTCTGGCCATAGGGGATTACCCGAAGGCAGGATCGCAGGGAAGTCAATTACCTCCCAATCATCGTTACCGTCTTTGTCTATCGCAGACTGGAGGATCCGGCCAGTTAAGTCCCTCTTAGCCCAGCGCGTCATCACGACAACAATGGCACCACCCGGCTGCAGTCGTTGGCGGGGACCAGAGGTGTACCACTCGTAAACTTTATCAAAGACTGTGGGATCTCCTGCAGCCAAGGCGGCTTCTTGCTCGGAGTGGGGATCATCAATGATTAAAAGATCCGCACCTTTACCCGTTACTGTACCGCCCACACCGATAGCAAAGTACTCTCCGTTTTTATTGGTAGACCAGCGTCCAGCGGCTTTACTGTCAGACCTCAAATTAACATTGGGGAATATCTTAGAGAACGGCTCACTGGCTACTAAGTTACGAACCTTACGGCCAAAGCCTACCGCCAGCTCTGCGGTGTTCGAGCACTGGATGATCTTCTTACTAGGATCCCGTCCCAGAAACCAAGCCGGCAGCATATAAGAGGCAAACTCAGACTTTGTATGCCGAGGGGGCATATTGATGATCAGTCTCTTTATCTTCCCAGTCGCGATCTCTTCGAACTTCTTGGCCATGACTTTATGGTGGCGGCCATCAATAAACCCCGGCCACATCGCATGGGCAAACTTGTTAAAGTCATCAAAGGCTTCCTCCCTCTCTTGGCTTGCCTCTAGGGCATCAAGGTCATCAAGGTAAGCGGCTTGCTCATTGGAGGGTAGGGTAAAGAACTTCTTGGCAGCGGCCTCCGCCTCTAACACTGTTATAGACAAAGCGTGAGTGATCCTCCTGACAAACAGGTCGTGCTCCTCTTGCATCTCCATCTGTTGTTTTTTATTTACCACAAGGACCCAACGCTGCTAAATACACTTCGTCACTCGGCAATTGCTTCTCAAGAGTCCAGTCGCCAATTCTCTCTAACAGCTCCTTGACCTCCTCGGGCTCCAACATCTCGGCAATAACTTCAAACCTGTTTTCGCACACAGTGATTTTCATGGCAAATTCCTCAAACTAATATACGAAGGCCTAACACTGCGAGCCGAGTTCTTCGCCCGCTTACAAATCTTCAGGTCGCACAGCTTCTTCACCACACGATGAACATTCCCGCGCCCCTTGTCTCCAGTATGAAACATGATGTCATCTATAGAAGGACCATAACCAAAGTTCCTCCAATACTCATCTATCACAAGGAACACAGTCCTTTGCTTCTCAGTCATACACGCCCCTACACTCTCTTGTAATGTTTTCATACTCTAACACTGGTAGAGTAGACGATGGTCTAACATTGATGGAGGAAATCAGGGGTGATGGGGTTTCGGATGTGCCTGCGCGCGCACCCACCGCACCCGTACCCGCCCTAGAGGCCGTGCATGC